TGTGCAAGAGTACAAGCGCATGGGTGGCAAATACAAAGGTGCGAACGGTGGTGAGGTCACATTAGATCCGCAGAAAAGCGATCTGGATCGTGACGGCAAGCTCAGTGGCTACGAACGCAAGCGCGGGACAGCGATCGCGAAGAGTATGGCCAAACAAGCAAAAGGTATGCGCAACGGCGGGACTGTGATGGTTCAAAGCCGGGGCTGTGGCGCGATCATGCCTGAGAAACAAAAGATGACGAGGGTGCCTCGTGGCTAAGCCCCAGGGTGGTCTGAAAAAATGGTTTGGCAAGGGCAAGGGCGGCGACTGGGTAGACATTGGCGCCCCGAAAAAAGATGGCAAGTTTCAGTCTTGCGGCAGAGCTAAAACCAAGGGGTCGAAACGCAAATACCCGAAATGTGTGCCGAGATCGACTGCAAAACAGATGACGAAAGGCGAGATCAAATCGGCAGTGGCTCGCAAGCGATCCAAGAAGCAAGGGGTGGGTGGCAAGCCAACCAACGTGAAAACTTTCCTTGCCAATGGTGGCGCAGTAATGATTCAAGCGCGAGGGTGTGGTGCTATCATGCCCGAGAAACAAAAGATGACACGAGTACCGAGGAGTTGAGGATGAAAAGATCGGAGACCAAAAAGGCCGTCAAAGATTTCAAGGATCGTGGCCGTCGCACTATGCGGAAAGCTTCAGAGGTTCTCGAGAAGGAAACCGGCGCGATGCTCACCAAAAAAGAAATGGGCGAGGCGGTTCGAAGGATGCTCGGCAAGGAATCTGGAGCAGCGTTGAGTGAGAAGGAGCTTGCAAGCTTGGGTTTGCGTGTCGATCCTCTCGATAAAATGCAAAGCGGAGGAGCTATGAAAAAGAAAAGAATGAATGCCAAAGGCATGATGGCTGGCGGGAAGATGAAGGCCAAAGGCATGAAGGCCGGAGGCAAGATGAAAGCGAAAGGCATGATGGCTGGCGGCAAAATGAAAGCCAAAGGCATGAAGGCCGGAGGCAAGATGAAGGCCAAAGGTATGGCCATGGGCGGCAAGATGAAAGCCAAGGGCATGGCCAAGGGCGGAAAGATGACCACCAAGGGTTACGCCAAAGGCGGTGCAGCTGGCGGTATGAGAAAGCCTTCGAATAAAAATAGCGGATTGTATGGCCGCAGATAGTGGCGTATCTGCAAAGCAACGTCCCTTACTTCAAATGTTGGGTTCGTAAGGAATACACCCACAATCATGAGAAGTACCATGGCGAATTCATCCACGCCATGGCGATTGCGGTCACGACGATGCCGACCCGCTGTCTCAGCTTCCAGGTCATTTTCACCGGGGCTGAAACGTACGACGATGACGAAGAGCCAAACGTGCATGGCGGTGCGATGTGGGCCCGTATGCCCATCACAGCCCTAGTCGGTGACACGCCCCTGGAGGAGTGGCCAGAGCCGATGCCGGTTTGGGCGGCTCAACCCTGGGATTGCTCATCTCGGGATCACGCCGTCTATGTTTTGGATCGCTGCACGCCTTGTCCCTGGTTAGCAAAAATCGATGGCGAGATGTATCCCGCCAAGTATCTTTTCACCGTTGATTACACAAACAACGAAATCGCCGACGATCCAGCCCCTGATTTTCGCCCGTCGCAACACATCCATTACTCAAAGTCTGATTTGGATTACACTCTGGACGTGAACCAAGTGTTCGATAATCTTTACGCGGAGACGAAGCGTGGCGGTAAGCGGAAGTAAAAATTTTGAGCTAGATGTTGCGGATTACGTCGAAGAGGCATTCGAGCGGTGCGGTTTAGAGCTGCGTACGGGTTACGATCTGAAGACAGCCAATCGATCGCTCAACCTCATGTTGGCCGAGTGGGCCAACAGAGGGCTGAACCAGTGGACGATCAACCAAAAAGAGATCTCGCTGGTAAAAGATACGACCGTCTACACGATCGATACCACAACGCCAACTGCGACGATCGATGTGCTTGATGTCTTCATTCGGGAGACATTGGGCGGAGTTTCCACCGACGTGCCAATGACGAGGATGTCCCGATCGGAATATGCAAACATTTCCACCAAGACAAGCACTGGCAAACCGAACCAATATTTGATCGACAAGCAAATCAGCCCGACCATCACGGTTTGGCCTGCACCCGATCAAAACTCCAAATACGAGCTGTATCTCAACGTGCTCAGTCGTATGGACGACGCGGACGCTGGAGCTGACACGCTTCAGGTGCCGTTCCGATTCTTCCCCTGTTTGGCGGCTGGTCTGGCTTACTACTTGGCTTTGAAAAGAGCACCAGAAAAAGTTGCCATGCTGAAACAGCTGTATGAGGAAGAGTTCGAGCGTGCTTTGAGCCAAGACCAGGATCGTGTGTCTTTCCGTGTTGCGCCTGATTTACGCGGCTACAACTTAGGCTGATGGCGTATGCTAGTAACAGACGAGCCTACGGGATCTGTGACATCACAGGGTTCCGTTATCGGCTGAAAGATATGAAGATGACCTGGGACGGGTTACTGGTTGGCCCGGATCAGTGGAGCGCAAAACATCCGCAGCTGATGCCCAAGCCCTCACCGATCGATCCCCAAGCTTTGCAAATAACTCGCCCAGACCAAGCGGCTGACGGCAATGACTCTACGGTCTTCACGGTTTATACAAACGTGGGCGATGGAAAGCTTGGCACACTTTTGCAAACATTTGCACTTACTGCTAGTGTCGGCACTGTAGAGGTAACTACATCATGAGCTTCACTTTAGCGACACTGAAATCGACCGTGCAAGATTACCTGCAAGTCAACGAAACGACTTTCAACAACAATCTCAACACGTTCATCAAAGAGGCGGAGAGCAGGATCTTCAAGCTTGTTCAGCTGCCTGAGCAACGCAAAAATGTGACGGGCACGGCGACATCGGGCAACCGGTTTCTCGCCACACCCTCTGATTTCTTTGCGCCGTTTTCGCTCGCGATCATAAACAGTAGCAGCAAATACATATACTTGGATTTCAAGCACCCTTCGTTCCTGAAGGAGTTCAGTCCGACGTCCACAACCACCGGGACGCCTAAGTATTATTCGTTGTTTGACGATTCTGCTTTCGAGCTTTCTCCGGTGCCCAATGCAAACTTTACTGTCGAGCTTCATTACCTGCACAAGCCAGCATCGCTGACGGCGGGCAGTGACTCAGGTTCGACTGTACTCTCCACAGATCACCCCGACCCGTTGCTTTATGGCACCCTGGTCGAGGCCGCTGTTTTTCTCAAGGAAGCCCCTGACGTAGTTGCCAACTTCGAGGCTCGTTTTAAGGAAGGAGTCGCACGCATGAAGAATGTGAGCGAAGGCCGTGCCACACGAGACGAGTTCCGGTATGACTTACTGCGATCAGGTGTTACTTGATGGGGAAGATTCAGGAATTACGAGGCAAAAAAGTGGCAATACTGGGTTTGGGAGCATCTCAAATCGATTACGTCATAGGCGTCGAAAACAGCAAAACCTGGGATGAGGTTTGGACGATCAACTCTGCGTTAGCCGTCTTTGAATGCAACCGAGTTTTCATGATGGATCCAGCCAGTCGGTTCCTGGATACCGACGATGCTGGGAATCAAACGGATGTGATGCGTCGGCTTCTGCCCACCTACACAAAACCGATCTACACTTGCCAGCTCGACGAGCGGGTGCCAAGCCTGGTCGAATACCCTCTCGAGGAGGTTATTGAGGATCAACGGTGTGCTTATATGAACACCACCGTCGCTTACTCTCTCGCCTTTGCGGCATTCCATCGAGTGGGGCATGTAGATCTTTTCGGCATGGATTTTTCGTACCGGCAAAACCTGCATTTTGCGGAGGCCGGTAGGGCTTGCGTGGAGTTTTGGTTGTGCAAGCTCATCTCCATGGGGATTACAGTCGGGGTGAGTCCACGCAGCTCCCTGCTCGACCAGAACGTCGAGTTAGAAGAACGGCTGTATGGTTATCACCGTCTCCCAAATCCGAAGGTTGCCATGCCAAACCCCGAAGGTGAGTGGGTGGTTTGCGATCGCTCCGACCTTGCAGCCATGGTCAAAAAGCATGGTCTTGAAACCACAGAGCCCCTGCGATCACCGGAGCCATACAAGGGATAATTATGTCAAAAGGTGAAATACAGCTCGGGCAGGTGATGGTGTCGACGACAGAAAACCGAGGGCACGACGCCGAGTTTTGGGCTGAGCAAACAACTAACAAGATTTTAGGCATAAGCGCAGAGGCTGAGCCGCATATAAGGATGCAAGCTGAGGCTTTTCGAAACCAGGTGTATACCCTTATACTGTTGGGCATGAAGAACG